AGCCGCCACCCAGTTCCAGGCGCAGGCCTTTAATGAGCTTTTGCCGCCGAGTGGTCCGGTGCGGACGGTGGTTATGGGCGAGGAGACGCCGTAGAAGGTGGCGCAGTCCCGCCGGGTTCAGCAGTTCATGAATTACTATCTGACCAATGTCATGGAGGATTACACCCCTGACATGGACCAGATGCTGTTCTATTTGCCGCTGGCGGGCTCGACCTTCAAGAAGGTCTACTATGATGAGGCTCTGGGCCGCGCGGTATCTAAGTTTGTCCCTGCTGAGAACCTGATTGTCCCTTACGAGACGTCTGATTTAGACACTTGCCCGAACATTACCCAAGTTGTGCGCATGTCTCTGAACGATCTGCGCAAGCGGCAGGTGTCTGGGTTCTACCGGGACATTGAGGTGCTGCCTGGGCAGCGCGAGCTGAATGACATTGACGAAGCCATTGACCGCATTGACGGCCTAGAGCCGAGCAACGTGGACTATGACTGCACGATCCTTGAGTGCCACGTTGATTTGGACCTTGAGGGTTACGAAGACCTTGACGAGGATGACGAGCCCACGGGGATCAAGGTGCCCTATGTGGTCACGATCTCTCAGGACAACGGTCAGATTCTGGCAATCCGACGGAATTATCGCGAGGACGACGAGCTAAAGCGCAAGATCAAGTATTTTGTGCATTACAAGTTCTTGCAGGGCTTTGGTTTCTATGGTCTGGGTCTGATTCACACCATTGGTGGTCTGTCCCGCACGGCGACCGCGGCGCTCCGCCAGCTTATTGATGCCGGCACCCTGAGCAACCTGCCTGCTGGCTTCAAGGCCCGTGGGCTGCGGATCAGGGACGATGATGATCCTCTGCAACCGGGCGAATTCCGCGACGTCGATGCTCCGGGTGGCGCGATCCGTGATTCGTTGATGCCGCTGCCCTTTAAAGGTCCTGACCAGACGCTGTTCAACCTTTTAGGTTTTGTTGTGCAGGCCGGTCAGCGCTTCGCGACGATTACCGACATGAAGGTGGGTGATGGCAACCAGCAGGCGGCGGTTGGCACCACCATGGCGATGTTGGAGCAGGGCACGCGGGTCATGAGTGCGGTGCATAAGCGTCTGCACTACGCGATGCGGTTGGAATTCAAGATTCTCGCTCGGGTGATGAGCGAGTCTCTGCCGCAGGAGTATCCCTATGCGGTAGAGGGTGCGGATGGCTCGGTGATGGCTGAGGACTTTGACGACCGTGTGGACGTCATCCCGGTCAGCAATCCGAACACCTTTAGCCAGTCTCAGCGCATTGTGCTCGCGCAGACCAAGTTGCAGCTCGCGGCCCAGGCCCCAGAGATGCACAACATGCCTGAAGTGTTTCGGGACATGTATGAGGCGCTGGGGGTCACGGACGTTGATCGCTTGATGAAGGCGGTGCCGGAGGATGAACCACGGCCCACGGACCCTGCTCAAGAGAACATCAACGCCATGGACAACATTCAGTTGAAGGCGTTTGAGGGTCAGAACCATCAGGCTCACATTACGGCGCATTTGGTTTTTGGGTCGTCTGGCATGGTGGCTCAAATGCCGAACGTGGCGATTGCTTTGCAGAAGCACGTTATGGAGCACGTGAAGATTGCGGCTCAGGAGCAGGCGGCGCAGCAAGTGGCCCAGATGCCGCAGATGCCTCCCGAGCAGATGGAGCTTCAGGTTGCGCAGATGGAAGCGCAGTTCATGGCCGAGGGGATGCAGCAGGTCAAGCAGCTCTCTGGTCAGATTTCTGGCGAGGGTCAGCAGCAGCCTGATCCGCTGGTTGAGCTGAAGAAGCAAGAGCTTCAGTTGGATGCGCAGGAGCAGCAGTCTGACGCCGAGCTTGAACGTGCTAAGCTTCAGCTTGACGCGCAGAATCAGCAGATGCGCAGCGATCAATTCCAACAGCGTTTGGCCTCGCAGGAGCGGCAGACGCAGCAGCGGATTCAGTCTGCAATGGAGCGAGAGCTTCTGAAGTTGCAGAACCAACAGCGAGGGCAGTGACATGGCGGCAGTTAAGATCGTGACCAACAAGCCTGGGGCTGCGCCCAAGGCTGTGGAATATGCGGACATCAAAGGTCAGGGCCGGATTCCTTATGGCAAGACGGCTGACGCACCGATGGGCGGCGATACGATGAAGACCGCCACGGCCCGCGGCATGGGCGCTGCCAAGCGCGGCGGCAGCTACAAGACCTGCTGACATGCCGCTCAAGGGTGGTAGCAGCGACAAGACGGTCAGCTCGAACATCAGCAAGTTGATGGACGAGGGGTATCCGCAGAAGCAGGCCGTTGCTATTGCTCTAAGCAATGCTGGGCGCTCTAAGCCGAAGAATATGGCGAAGGGCGGTGCTGTAAAGAAGCCGAAGGGTCGGATTGTGAAGGGGTTTAGCCCGATAGCCCGTCCTCAGCGGTTCAAGGGGGTTTTCTGATGGCGGAGCCAAGGTACGACATTCCTGACGGTGTAGGGCGCTTTTTGCTAGAGGAGCGCTTTGGTCAGAATTTTGCTCAGCCTGCCGCAGCGGCTACTCCTGCGCCCCCCGCGGCGCCCACGGCTATGGACTCTGGCATTGGTTCTCTGCCTGTAGGCCCGGATTTCCCGACGCTATACAACAGCGGGGCGCAGTCTTTGGATGAGCGCGCGATGGAAGACTTGCAGGATTACTATGACCGGACTGGTACGGGTCCAAACTTAAACGACGGTCTTTATCGCTCTCAACCCCCGGATGATTACTACGACAACAAGCCCCCGGCGCCCAAGCCTTCGGACGAATTAGGTCCTACGGACTATACCCCGGTGGACACGCGACCCCCGGATGATTCGGGCTATACCGAAATTCCGCCCAACGACGTAATAATAGATGATGGTTTTCCTCCGATGTCGTCGTACACGCCGGTCCCGCCGCCGTCTGGCGGTAACTCGGAGAGTTATACGCCGGCTCCTCCCCCTTTTGATCCGCGGATTCCGCAGCCGCCGATGTACACGCCGGTCCCCATGTTCCCTCAAACGAAGACTTTGTTCCCGCCCGGCCGTCGCTATCCGAGCAACATGGTTGAGCAAATCGTATACGAGGAAAAGCAAACAAACCCTTTATACACGCCTATTTACACTAGCGGTGTGTTCTCCGGCGGTTGACTTAGTCCTATAAAAATCAATGGTTTAAGAGACTTTTTTAGTTGCTATAGTCGCCCCCTGAACGGGCTCGCATAGGGGGCGAGCATGTGGTTGATCCGATTACCGCGCTAGCCGTAGCGTCTACGGCTTTTAACGCTATCAAGAAAGGTTTCGAGGTTGGTAACGACCTTGAGTCCATGGCCGGCGACATTGGTCGTTGGATGGGGGCCATTCAAGACCTTAACGATGCTGAGAAACGAGCAAAAAACCCGCCGCTGTTCCGAGCGATTGTAAACAAATCCTCAGTCGAACAAGAGGCTATGCAGGCTTTTGCGGCCAAGCAGAAAGCCAAGCAGATGGAAGACCAGCTCCGTGAGTACATTAAGTGGACGCATGGCGGAAATGCTTGGCAAGAAATCTTGGAGATGCGGGCCAAGATACGTCAGGATCGAGCGGATCAAATAAAAGCGCAGGCTGCCCGGCGCGCAAGGTTCAAGGAACGGTCATTTACCACCGTTGCGGTATTAGTCGTACTTGCGCTAGGCTCTGCGTTGATATGGGGCAGTATTGAATTTCTCCTAGCGATAAAGGCCAAAGGATGAGTTTCGACGCGATCAAGAACATCGTCGGTGCCGTAGCCCCCACCCTCGGCACGGCGCTTGGTGGTCCCCTCGGTGGTGCTGCCGCCTCAGCCATTGCAACCGTTCTTGGTTGCGACAACGATCCGCAGAGCTTGCAGAAAGCGCTAGCAAAGGCCACTCCCGAGCAGCTCACCGAGATCAAGAAAGCCGAGCTGGACTTTGAAGCGCGCATGAAGGAGCTAGACGTAGACCTCTACGCGCTCCAGACCCAAGATACTGCCGATGCCCGCAAGCATTTTTCCAAGGACTGGACGGCGCGGTTTCTGGCTATCACCCTTTGCCTTTTGTTCGCCGGCTACATTGTTCTTGTGACCGTTTTGCCGCCTGACCAAAACTCCGATGCAATCATTAACCTCATTCTTGGTTCGATTACGGGATCGTTTAGTACGGTCATTGCGTTTTATTTCGGGTCGAGCCAAAAACAGGACTGATATGAAGATTAGCGACGAAGGACTTGCGCTCATCAAACACTTCGAGGGATGCCGTCTGGAGGCGTATTTATGCCCTGCTGGCGTATGGACTGTCGGTTATGGTCATACTC